GGAGAAGCTGATGCCGATTGTTCTCATCACGCCTCCCGCGATTGAGCCCGTCACGCTGGCGGATCTGAAGTTGCAGTGCGATCTACCGCCAGGCGACGACACCGATCACGTCAAGTCGGATATGGTGCACCGCAAACTGAGGCGGGCTATTCGCCTTTCGCGTACGGTCTGCGAGAACTATACCCGGCGCGTCTTCATCACGCAGACCTGGAAGCTGCTGCTGGATAGCTGGCCGCATCGCGACAATCGCTATGCCGAGCACTGGTATCGCTCGATCGTGCTGCCGAAGCCTCCGTTTCAGTCGGTGACGACGTTTACGTATACCGACACGCAGGGCATCACGCAGGACATGTTCACGTATGGCTTCCAGACGGATCCCGGTAGCGAGACGCAGCCGGCGCGGCTGACTTCGCCCTTCGCGCAGCCCTGGCCGCCGATCCGGATGATTCCAAATAACGTGCAGGTCGAATTTATTTGCGGTTATGGCGACACTGGCTCGACGGTCCCGCAGCCGATTCTTGATGCGATTCTGCTGGCCGGGCAGTTCTTCTATGATGGCAATCCGCTGACAGCACCGCTGCCGAAGATTGTCACCGATCTCCTCGAACCGTACCGCAATCATGTGAGCTAAAGAAAAAGTTTCGCAACGAAAAGAGATTTTGCTGAAAGGCTTTTATTGTGCCAGACCTAACAGATATCGCGGGGGTCAAAGCGTGGCTTGCCATCGGCACGTCCGGGTCCGATGCCATTCTTACGGATCTCATCACGTCGACCAGCGCGGACTTTCTGCGTGCGATCGACCGCACGGACTTCCTCGCCGCGGATTATACGGAGGTTCGCGATGGTGACGGCGGTTCGCGCCTGGTGATGCGGCACTGGCCGATCAATACCATCGCTTCCATCACGGCTGGGGGGGTTGCGCTTGCGGTTTCTCCGGATAAGGTTGCGGGCGGGTATTACTTCGATGCAGATCTGGATCCCGAGCGGCTGAATGAAATTTACCTCGCCGGCGGCGATACTTTCACCGATGCCGCGGCCGTGGTGGTGGCATACAACGCCGGTTATGTCGACACACCGGAAGATATCGTCCAGGCAGTCATCGAATGGGTTGCAGCGCGATACAAGGGGCGGCCAGGGGCTCAGATCGCCTCACAGCGCGAGGCGGGTGGCGAACATGTCACTTACGATCGCGAAGCTCCCATGCCGCCCACAACCGCGGCGGTGGCGGAGCGGTACAAACGTTGCTGGCCTTCACTCGATAAACGGAACGACGATCGCAACTATCGCGTGACGAGGATCAACCGGACGTATACCGAGAAATAAGGCAACAGCTAAAAAGATTTCTCTGAAAGGCTTTTTCTGTGCTCGCATTCGCCGTCGACGAAGCCAGCGTCGCCGAGGTTACCGACTACCTCGAGCAGACGCGCCAGAACATCCTCGCAGGGATCCGCGTGGGCATGAAGGAGGCAATGGAGGGTTTGAGTTGGACGGTTGCGGATAAGCTTCAGGGTAATCCGATCGTCAGCCGCAGCGGCGAGCTGCTGGGTCGCGTGCTGGCAAGTCCTAAGGTCACTGAGACTGATACATATATCAAGGGTACGGTGGACTCGGAGCTGGGCAAGAAGCATCTCGGGCTGTGGCTCGAGGGTGGGACGGATGTACCGGCGGTACAGGGCAGGCTTTTTCAGTTCACGACGGCGGATGGCACCAGCGTCTACACCCACGGCCATAAGGCCTTCCGGGTGGCGCCGCATCCGTTCATGAATCCATCGTTGAACGAGTACCGGCCGACGATTTTGGACATCATCGCGGCGAAGATTGGCGAGGCAACAGATGGGACAATATAGCGGGGTCGACCGGGAGCCGATCTGGGCGGCGCTGATGACGCTGCTGCAGGCGAAGGTAGGGTCGAGCTATGTGACGATCGGGCGCCATCATGTGCAGCCGCCCCAGCTCGCCGCGGAGATGCAGCCTGCGCTCTTCCTGGTGCAGTCGCGCGAGACGCGGATGTCGAAACCGCCAGGGACGCCGGTACGGCTGCTGCTCTCTGGTTTCATCGTTCTTTACTTCCAGGCTCCGGCGCCGCTGCTGGATGAAATCGGCGCGGAGGCGGTGGTCGGCGCGACTGCTCTGAATGCGCTGCTGAAGGGGATCGACGATGCGCTGCAGCCGGACGATATCTGCACCGGCAAATTGACGCTGGGCGGCCTGGTGACGCATTGCTGGCTCGAGGGCGATGTGGATATGGACACCGGCATCTACACCCAGCAGGGCGCGGCGATTCTGCCGCTGAGGATTTTAGTTCCATAAGTTTTTCCGCTCTCTCTATCTGCCGCCCGAAGGCGGCTTTTCTATTTGCGCAGCACTAACCCGATTCGAAAAGGAGCATGACCATGTTGGATATTCAGTTTGGTTCCGGGGTGGCGACGTTCACTCCGAATGCGGGTAATCTCGCCGCCAACCCCACCCCGATCCGCCTGAAGGTGCTTCAGGAGGCATCGCTCGAGTTCAAGGGCGATCTCAAAAAGCTCTTCGGCCAGAGCCAGCTCGCAGTCGCAACGGCACGCGGAAAGATCGACGTCAGCGGTAAGGCCAAGGTCGCTGCGCTGAACGCGCACGACATCAATCAGATCTACTGGGGCCAGGCGCTGGTTGTCGGTGGCAACCGTCCCTATGACGAGATCCACGCGATCGCGGCGACGGTGACGCCGACCCAGGACGCCGGCCTGAAGGTAACCGACGACCAGGGCGTCATCAATATGAGCACGGGCCTCAACATGGAGAAGGTTTCAGGCGCGCCTGGGGTTGGGCAATATGAGTTCACTCCCGCGGTTACGGGTGGCTCTCCCACGGCTGCGGTCTATACCTTCAATGCAACGGACGTGACTTCGGCATTCCCGGTGAAGATCAGCTTCCGTTCTTCAAGCACCACCGCGGGCAGCACGCTGACCATCAATAACCAGCTGATGGGCTATGCGCCGGTTTGCCAGCTCGTGTTGTGGAACGAGTTCCGCGGCGCGCTGGATCTGATCCAGTTGAACGCGGTGACGCTGGGAATGTTCTCGAAGCCGACCAAGCAGGAAGACTTCTGGGTCTCCGATATCGACTTCAGCTGCAATGCTGACGTGTCGGACGTCCTGGGGTTGCTGTACACCGACTAAGCATGAGGGGCCGCTGGAAGCTCAGCGGCCCTTGATGTGTCTAGGGTTTGCAGTTCAATTGGTCGAAGGCCCAATTCTCGCCGATGGCCATACCCTCTGGAAGTCCGGCCGCATCTACATGGCGTCGGAAGTTTACGGTTGGCGTGAAGGAAACCATCACGTTCCCATAGTCCAGCAGGTCGCCGATCTTGCTCTTGAAGACGCTTTTTGGTGCGCCGCAGTGAGATTGAAAACCTGCAGGCGTCGACAGCTCACCGCTTTGGAGTTCGGAGATCAATTGGGCGCGTGTATCTCGATCCTGCTTCGCGCTGATATGGGCCATTGCATACAGGAAGATCACGAATCCCCCTCCGAGCAGCAGCGCCCATTGCAGGCCTGATAGGAAGGGCTGTTTCTGTGGGGTTGGGACAGCAATAGCGCTCGCAACAAGTGGCAGGCCGCAGTTGCTGCATTTCAGGGCACCTGGCGTGAGACCGGCGCCGCAGGCGGAACAGATGAGGGTCATCGAGGGACCTCGATTCTTTGGTTTGGGAAGTTTAACACAGCTTTTGGAGGCTTCATGCAGGCAGTAAGGTTTTCAGGCACGCCATTCTTTATGAATGGCAAGGAATACATCGTCCCGTCACTCTCGCTGAAGCAGGTCGAGACCAATTACTCTCTTCTGGCGAATGCGGCAAATGCACTCGAGGCAAACCTCGCCGACACCACCAAGACGGTCGTCGACACCTTCAAAACCTATGTCCCCATCATCGCGCAGGCGGTGAAACGCAACTATCCCGACGTGACGGAAGAGGATCTCTGGGAGTGGCTTGATGTTGCGAACTTCTCTGAAATCCTGGTCGCGGTCCAAAGCCGGTCGGGGTTCAGTAAGGCTACTGAGGGGGAAGCGAAGCCGGTGGTATAGATTGGCGCTGGGTCTATGGCACGCTGATCCGTAACACCGGCTGGACGTTCGAGCAGTGCTGGGAGCAGCCTGCAGGGGACGTCTTCGAGTTTCTCGAGCACCTGGCCGAATACAAGCCCGATTACATCATCCTGGCGGCGGTCCATGGCGTGACGCCAAAGGCTGCGAAACCCAAGGCGCTGACGGAAGCGCAGATGGCGGAGCAGAGCCAACAGCTACGCTCGATGATGCCGACAGCGAAGGTTCCTGCCCATCTGCGCGAGCAGGTGGAGTGGGCAAAACAGCAGGACGAGCTGGCCAGAAAGGCGAAGACGAATGTCTGATGCGGTTGTAAAAATCGGCGCAATTGTCTCCACGGACCAGCTGCAGGAGGGCATGGCGACCAGCGCGGAAGCGGTGCAGGCCGCGACCCGCAACATGGGCGTCTCTTTCCAGGAGATGAGCAGCAAGGCACAGAGTGCGGCTGCTTCAGCTAATCGCGCGTTTACCAGCATCAGCGCCGATACAAAGGCCGCGGCCGCCGGGCTGAGCGACCAGGCGCTGAAGGAGGCGACACTGGCGAAGGCGCGGATCGCAGCCAACACGGAGGTTCGCACCTCGATCCGGCTGATGACGAATGAGCAGTTCGATCAGGCCAAAGCGACCGCGCTCTATGCTGCAGCAAGCGAAAAGGTCGTCGCGATCGACGCCGAGATTGCAGCAGCGCACAAGGCGGCAGCCAAGGCCGCGGCTGAGGCGGCTGAAGAGGCGAGTCTTTCCTCGAATGTCTGGATCGCGAGCATGCAGCGCATTGCACTGGGCGCAAAGGAATCCTTCGGTCAGGTTCAGGAGATGATGGCCGGGACGGTGGAGCGTGCCGGCATCACTGCGCAGGGGATCCGGTTTGGGTTCTCTGGTCTGAGCGCGTTGATGGGCGAGGCGCTGGTGGTGGGCTTCGCGGCAGAGTTTCTCGACGACCTGGCCAAGGTGAATAACGAGCTCGACCATCTGAGCGTGAAGACG